ATGGATTTCTCTCTCCCCCGCGCGAGGGAGGTGTCCTGACGTGGCGCTCGTCCGCCCCGACCTCGGCTCCGCTGCGTGGAAGCGGACTCGCGTCGCCGCTCGCATCCGCGACGGTGGCCGCTGTGTCGTGTGCGGAAGCCGGCGGAACCTGGTGGGCGGACACAGGGTACCACCGGAACGCTACGCCGGAAGGGCGGAAGATCCCGCGAATGTCTGGACTCTCTGCCAGTCGTGCAACGTGGCCCAGGGCAGCATGACCGCCGCCGAGTGGAAGCGCACCGAGTCCTACCGGCGCCGGATTGCGGTGCGCGATGAGCAGCCGCGCCTCTCCATCGGCCGCCTGTCGGTCGACGTCATCCGGGGCGACTACTCATGACGCTCGCTCGGGCGGTGCCCGTGTCCACTCGGCGGCCGAAGGGCCACGTCAAGCCTCGCCTGGCGCCGCCCCGGCCGGCCCGCTCCGACGTCGCCGGGGTCCGCGACGCCGCGGCGTGCATGGGCATCACGCTCCTCGGCTGGCAGGACATGGCCGCCGTCTACATCGAGGCGCGCGGCCGGAACGGCGGGCACCTGTACCGCGAGATCGCCAACATCGTCGCCCGGCAGAACGGGAAGACGGAGCTGTACCTCCCGATCATCCACAAGCGGATCGTGGACGGCCGCCGGATGATGCACACCGCGCAGGATCGCTACCTGCCGCGCGAAATCTTCTCCCGGCTGGCGGACCACTTCTCGGCCGAGCACCATGATCTCTTCCCGTCGCGGAACGGCCGCCCGACGCGCCCCCGCTACGCCAACGGACAGGAGGAGATCCGGCTCACGACGGGCGGCTTCTACCGGATCGTTGCCCCGACGGCGAGTGGCGCCCGCGGCGAGTCGTGCCATGACCTCCTCATCGACGAGGTCCGCGAGCTCGACAGCTGGGACTTCATCAACGCCGCGAAGCCGACCCTGAGCCTCGCCGACGCGCAGGTCATCTACTCGTCGAACATGGGCGTCGCCGACAGCGTCGTTCTCAACGCGCTCCGATCGCGGCGCGAGTCGGACCCGTCGCTCGCTTACCTCGAGTGGGGCGCAGCCGAGGAACTCGCGCCGGATGACCCGCTCGCCTGGGCGCAGTCGAACCCGATCATGGGCCACGAACCCGAGGGCCTTGCCGATCGCTACGAGCTTCTCGAGGACGAGTACCGCAAGGCGCTGCTCGACGGGACGATGGCGCACTTCGAGACGGAACGACTCTGCCGATACGCTCCGTCCCTCCTGCCGGCCCTCGTCGCCGAGGGCGCCTGGGACAAGCTGCGCGGACCGCTCCAGCGACCGGCTCGCGCCTACCTCGCCGTGGCCGTCGATCCCCTCGGCCGACGTGCTTCGGCTGCCGTGGCCGGCCCCCAGCCGGACGGCGCGATCGGCGTGCGGGTCATCGCCGACGTCACCGGCTCCCCGGTCAACCTCGACCGGCTCGGGCCGGAGCTCGTCACACGGGCCCGCCAGCTGCGGGTCACGACCGACGTCGCCTTCGACCCCGTCACCGATCTCGGCCTCGCGCGCCACTTCCGCAAGCGCAAGGCGATGGCCGGCGCCGAGTTCTGGAACGCCACGGGGACCTTCGTCCAGCGCGTCGAGCTCGGGCAGCTCCGCTGGCAGGACGCCGAGATGGTCGCCGAGGATCTGCGGTTCACCGCCCGCAAGGAACACTCGACCGGCGTCTTCGGGGCGATCCGAGCCGACGACGAGCACACGAATACCGCGGCCCTCGCAGTCATGCGGGCCGTGTGGCTGGCCTCCAACCCGCGCCTGACCCAAGGGTCGGCGCCTACGCCGAGGGTGAAATGACACGACCGCTCGACTGGGCGCGCGTCCCGAACCGTGCCCTGAGCAACCGCCGGGTGATCCGCAACCTCAACATCTGGGAGCGAATGCAGGCCGACCAGGGCCGCATCATCGCCGCTCGCAAGGACGGCGACAGCCTCCTGTTCGAGTCGTTCCCTGCCGCGACGCACATGCTCACGTCCCTCCTGCCCATCGAGGACCAGATCGCCGCGCTCCGCAACGGGTCGCAAGTGTGGCGTCCGGCAACCGTGCGGGAGGCGCTCGGCGTCCCGGCCATCTTCCGTGCGGCCTCGATGACCGCCCTCACGATCGGCTCGCTGGCGATGCGGGCGCTCCGCAAGCAGGTCGAGATGGCGCCCGAGATGCGCCCGCAGATCATCATCCGCCCCGATCCCAACCGCACGCCGCGCGACTTCTACCGTGACACGGGCTGGAACATCGCGGGCTACGGCGAGGCATGGTGGTGGGTGTCGAGCCGAGACCGCGACGGGCTGGCCTCGACGCTCTACAACGTCCCCGACCCACGCGAGGTCCGGGTCGAGGCGAGCGATGATCCGATCCGGCCGCACATCACCTGGCGCAATCGTTCGACGCGCGACGGCACCCTGCGGCGCGAGGACATGCGCCAGCTCACGTTCCTGCCGGATGAGACGGGGCTCCGTGGCGTCGGACCGCTCCAGCTCTGCGGCGCCGCCGCTTCCGTCTCGGTCGAGGCGCAGGAGTGGGCAGCCAACTTCTACGCCTCGGGCGGCTACCCTTCGATCCTCATCAAGTCCGCGACAGCTCTCGGCGGTGGCGACGACGGCTGGTCGGACGCCGACCAGATCGAGGCCGGCGTCGTGTCGGAGGCCGAGCGGCTGAAGGCCGAATGGATCGCCACGGCCCCGAACACGCCGAAGGTCATCGACCCCGACATCGAAGACGTGAAGGTGCTCGAGGTCCCGATGGGCGCCGTTCAGGCGCTCGACGCCCGCAACATGCAGAACGGCGAGGCGGCCCGGATGTACGGCATCCCCGGCGTCCTCCTCGAGTTCGTCCAGTCGGGCTCGTCGCTCACCTACCAGAACGTCGACCGCGTGTTCACGCAGTGGGTCCGCACGTCGCTCCGGCCGTCGTTCCTCGAGCCGATCGAGCAGGCGATGTCGGACCTGCTCCCCCGCTCGACAGTCGCCCGCTTCGACACGGAGACGATCGAGATGCCGGACGTGAAGACGCGCTACGAGGTCTACGAGATCGGCATCCGGTCCGGCATCATCACCCCCGAGATCGCCCAGGCGAAGGAAGGCTACCTGCCGGGCGACGTCGAGAACGCCCCCATCCCACAGCCGTCCGCCCGCCCGGCTGTCCCGCGACAGGTCTCCCGCGAGATCCGCTGCGAGGGCAATCACCCGGATCGCCCCGGTCGCTGCGACAAGCTCCTCTCGACGACAGGCGTGTTCGTCGGCAGGTGCCCGCGATGCAAGGCCGAGGTTCGGGCGGCGTGAAGACGTGCGCCACTACGTCCTGACCCGCTCGATCTACGGGCCGGAGTGGACGGCCGAAGAGAATGCCCGCCGGCTTGCCGTCACGCGGGCCGTGACCGTGCCTCTCATGGCGGCGCAGACGTGCCGGAACTGGACGTGGATCGTCGCTTTGCATCCCGACGACCCGCTCCTGGCGCAGCGCCGGGCGGCGTTCAAGTCGGCCGCGCCGTCCTACCGCGAGCTCCTGTGGTCGCCCGGCGACAAGACGAGTCCCCAGAGCGTCGCCGCTCGGGCCTACCGCGGCGTCCCGTGGAACGAGGCGATCGGTCCACGCAACACGACGATCCTCCAGACGCGCCTCGACGACGACGACGGCCTCGTCACGGAGGCCATCCACCGCTACCAGGTCGCGGTCAAACGCCCATCGCCGCTGCCGGCCGTGGTCCTGATGATGCCGCGCGGCGTCCGCATCTGGGACGGCCGCTACTCGTTCGTGCGGCACAACTGCAACGCGATGCACACGCTGGTCACGGCCCCCGGCAACACGCTCGGCGTCTACGACTACGGGCATACCGCCTGCCGCCGGGCCGCTCCCGTCAAGACGGTCGGCAACCGCGTCGGCTGGCTCTGGGTCCGGCACCGCGACACGATCTCTGGCTGGAAGCTGGCCGACCGCCCGATCACCGACTGCATCCGCGCCGCGTTCCCCGTCGACTGGCTGGCACTTGAGGAGATATGGGCGTGAGATACGACCGCGCCACGGGCATATGGCACCGTCCCGGCGACAAGCTCATCCTCGACGAGGTGCCGGGCGTCTACGGCAA